TATTCTTTTTTTATTAAAATTTTCTTTATATACATTTAATAAATGATCAATATTTTTTACATATAAATCAAAGTCTTTAGGAAATCCGTGATTCCCTTCATTTGAGCCAGGATGACAATAGTGACAACTATAATTGCAAATATTTGTTGGATAGATATCTATAGCCAGCAAATCGTCGTATTCGCTATTTTTAATTTCTATAGGAGTTCTTGTCATTTTTTACCAATTATCATAAATCGTTTATACAGCGGAAGATCTAATTCTCCAGCATATAACACTGTTAACTGACTTTGAGTTTTAAATTCTTCTAGGTCTTTGGCAATTCTTATATGCTCAGGGATGTTGTAATTATTACTTTGCAAAACAATTAGACTGTGTTGAGGCAATCCGCTCAACCATAAATCATACTCATCTTGTGTTATATGCTCACAACTGGTATTAATAACTACATCAGCATCACTGCGAATCGAGCACATGTCTGAGGTAACCGCACAAAACTTTCCAACTATTTCTTCAATCTTATTCATGTTATTGGCTATCGGTTCGCAACTGGGATCTATGTCAACGCTACGAATGCTGAGAACAGGCACATCACTTTGGAATAGCATACTGGCCAACACCCCAACCCAACCGCCGTGGATGTCAACTGTCACCCATCCGTTCACCTGTTTTTTTAGTTCGTTACACAACCATTCTTTACTTTGCATCTGACCCTTCCAGAATGCATCCATGGTTCGTGTTGGATCTTCGCTAGATCTTATAGCCTGTATCCAATAATGAAAATGTTCTAGATCAATTTTCATGTGTAATTCTAATAAATTGTTCATTTAGTTTATCGAAACTTCCGCATTGTTTGGAACATTCTTTTAAGCCAGTGGTAATCCAGCAATTAGAAATTTTAGAAAAATATCCCGAATCAAAAATTTCTTTTAAAGAGTTGTTGGTTAGATTTGGAAATTCCTTAATCTTTTCGAGGTAATCATTTTTATTAAAACTCTGTTCTGGCCACCATTCTAAATCTAACCAACAACACGGGCTTATTGCGCCTGTGGCACTGACATATAGCTCACTTTGATTTTTTGCCTTACAGCTAATCACAGGTAAAACTTCTTGTTGTGCTTTTTTAACTTTATTAATCATAGATTTACTTTTCGACGTTGGATATAAAGTATCTATGACATTGTTATCATCATCTAAAACATCAAACTTGTCGTCTTTGAATCTACTGGTGTGCTTGATAGAAAATTCTTTAAACCCTAGTTGTTTAGATAAAATTCTACATTCGTCTATTTGATGTTCATTATGTTTAAAAATAATCATGTCCCATCTTGCGTCGCCGCCGTTTGAAATAAACGCTTGAGCATTTTCAATTATTTTACTCCAATCGGTGTTGATTCTATATTTAGAATGTGTGTCAGCTAGTCCATCTATTCCAAAAATAACTGTCACTTTTTGCTCTGCTAAATTTTTCCACCATGGAATTGATTTAGCACTTCCATTAGTATGCATTCGAAGATATATCTTAGGATTATGCTTTCGTAGATACTGAAATATCTCAAGAGTATCTTTGGCAACTATAGGATCACCTAAGTTTCCGCACATATAAAAACTGTCTAATTGTTTTACAAAGTCGGTATCAAACCATTGAACAAATTTTTCTAATGTAATTTCATCTAAAATTAAATTAGGATTAAGTTTTCCGCCATTGATTCGTCGTGGGCACATAGGACATTTCGCCTGACATTTAGATGTCACTTCGAAATGCATTGATCGTATATCTGTTATATTATACATTTTTTAAAATTTATGACATACAATTATTTAGAAATATCACTGTTTGCATTTTGGTATCTTTGAGTCTGCACTACTAACACAACTAGGAGTAATACAGTGTTTAGGTTGCTTGAATAATTCAAAACTGTCCAATGTACCTAGTGGAACATCGTGACAACTGTAACTTCTTTTAACCTCATTACCTCTTATTATAACACTTTGATAGCCAGAATTACAAGTCCAATTGATAAATTTATTAAATTCAAATGCGTTGAATCTCTCTGCTTGATCGAACAAGTATTCTGTACCATCTGCATCATATAGTGCTATCTGATAAAGTTCTTCACCATTAGCACGTTGCGGAAATCCGGTCTGCATTTTGTGAATCATATTCTCAGTGTAGCCACTTACAACCGAACTCGCTGTGGGATCACTTTGTGGCTTGAGAGTTACGTTAATTCCTCGAGCATGAAATCGTTCCATACGAGCATACAACTCGTCAAACTTCTCAGGTACCATTACTTGATTGATTGTAACGTGTACCAGCTCGTATTGTAACTGTAGGCACTTGTCACCAAACTCTTGCTCCTTGGCAAACTCATCGTGAAAGCTGGCTGTGATACTTCTGCGTTGTAACATCTCAGTGTTCTTACACCAAGTGTTCCACCATTTACTACCCGGCGACAAATTAGTAGTCATGTGTATACTTTGGTACTTAGATTCTAATTCGTCTAGATGTTTCACTAAGTCTAGCAACTGTTTATATGCAGTAGGTTCACCGCCGCTGAACGACCAATGGAACTGGTTAAATCCATTGTCCCGTGCTTGACGCTTAATCTCGTCAATCGTGTTTTTGTACACTTCGAGCGGTTGATGATCCACTTTATCACTACGAGCATAGGGCCAACAGTAACTACAATTATAATTACAAAATCTACCCAAGATCCAACTGGTAGAAAATAATGGATTGGCTAACATTGTGCGTTGTCCAAACCGGACAATGCGTTCGAACGGAATTGATTTAAAATTTTGCATAATAACGGTAAGTATTTAACTGCTAGATCAGTTGACATAACTAGATTAGATAGTATAATATACATGTGGTCGTGAGTGGAATAGGCAGACCTCCCGCTAGTCCCATAGACTAGAGTGGGGACGGGGCAAAGTCGTAGACAGCGCCTTTGTAGGTTCGAAACCTACCGACCATACCAGTTTTAAGCACCTGCAAGCAAGGGGGCTTATAAGTATTAGAACATAACTTTAAGGAAAACATTATGTCAACAACAGTAGAACAACTAAAAACAGACTTTGAAGCATTCTTGGCTGAGGACGCAAAGTTCACAGCAGGCAATGGTGCTGCCGGAACTCGTGCTCGTAAAGCACTTCAAGAAGTTGCTAAGGGTGTCAAAGCTCGCCGCAACGAAATCACAGAAGAAAAAAACACACGTAAAGAAGCCAAGGTCTAACTATGGACGACAAGGACAGTATCACACTTGATGATATTGAAATTGATCTAAGCAACTATGGTGCTGCCCAATCCAGCACCATGATTGATACATTAGATACAATTACAATCACTGGTCTATCAGATCAATATTCTAGTATGAATACTATAACACTGCCCAGTAGCAACACCTTTACCTATAGTGGCGTTGGTGCAGGCGGTAGCAGTATTGCTACTATTGGTAATATTACCGGCAATAATCAATGGACTACTGGAACTAGTGGATACACTATAAACAACGGTAACTGGAATAGTCCAAACACCGTTAACATCAGTACCACCGGTATTGAAATGGCCGCTGGCACTGATATCACAGTTGGCGGTCAGAGTCTAAAAGAGTTTATGAAGAAGATGGAACAGAGATTAGCTATACTTGTTCCTGACCCTGCAAAACTTGAAAAGTTCGAAGCACTTAAAAAAGCCTATGAACATTACAAAACTATGGAAAGTCTTTGTTTCGATGAACCAATCGAAGAACCAGAACAGTAAATAAACATGAATGTTAAACTTTTATCCTATAGTCAACCAACAGAGGAATTTAGAGATCTGGGCCTCACAGATGCGCAGGAACTCATTGCGTATTGCGCCCGTGTCAGCAATCCCTCCAATCAGCTCAACACAGACACATCCGAAAAACTTATACGATACTTGGTTAAACATGCCCACTGGAGCCCACTTGAAATGGTCTCCGCCTGCGTTGAAATTACAACCACAAGAGACATTGCAAGACAAATCTTGCGACACAGAAGTTTTAGTTTCCAAGAGTTCTCTCAACGCTATGCTGACCCAACGAAAGATCTCAATTTTGTTACAAGGGAAGCTAGACTTCAAGACCCAAAGAACAGACAGAACAGTGTCGAAGTGGAAGATCAACTGCTACAAAACGAATGGTATCGAGCTCAACAACGAGTCATATATGCTGCCAAACGAGAATATGAGTGGGCCATTGCCAATGGCATTGCCAAAGAGCAGGCTAGAGCTGTACTGCCAGAAGGGCTTATTGAAAGTCGATTATATATGAATGGTACTCTACGTAGCTGGATTCATTTTATTGAATTGCGTAGTGCCAACGGTACACAAAAAGAACATCAACTGATTGCATTAGCCTGCGCCAAGGCCATTGCTGCTATATTCCCAATGAGCGAAAGCCTTGCACAATGAAAGAAAAGATTGATCAGTTTTGCAAAAACTACGAAGTACAAATCGTAGATGATCAAAAGCGCAGGGCTAGATACCATCCTCCTCGATATTTTACAGATCCCCTGCGAGCAGACGTTATAAGCAGAGATTTTGTAGAATACGAAACAGAAAAGGTGTTCACCGTTCAAATACCCGAAAGCCGCTTTCGAGCTCTAGTCGAAATGGAACAGAGATTTTTTGGTAATCACACTCACGGATATAGTGATGCTGATATGTTTTCCATGCTTATGGAAAAAGAACGTGAGGAAAGTTGGTATCGACAATCTATCGAAGCTGTCCAAAAAGCCTATGAACAGTATAGTATTATGCTCAATTTGGCAGGATATCAAAGAAAGTTTTGATTCAAAAAAGAATCCTCTTGACATATTTTTAGAAAGATTGTATAATTACTATTATGGCACAACACACAACCTACTGGAGTTGCACTCCCTTTGCTGATTGGATACGCGGCACTAAAAAACTCGGCGCAGGTACATCTGATGAATGGCACGAATGGACCACTACGGCACAGATGAAGCACAATTTTCGTTACTGGCTAGCCGAAGAAGGCCTCGACTATGTCCAGGATTTTGTTACTTGGCCTGTTAGAAAGATCTACGATGTTAAGTATTACATCAATAATCGCTGGGTTAGTCGTACTCACAGTCTTACCGCACATACTCGTGATATCAAGCCTGGTGCTTGGTGTGATGTTGGCAATCGGTTCCTGCCATGCCTATTTAATGAGTTGGTGGATTTCGTCGAAATTGAATCCGCATGGTCGCACATCGCCTGGGGAGATAAAGAAGCTCGTGCTAAGTATGATCCTCCCTTTTGGGCTAGTGGTTGGTTCCGCTGGCGTACTTGGCGTTGTCCTCAAGCAGGTATCGATCATCTTGACTGGGCAATGGGCTTAGCCAACACTGATTGGTGCGAGCCAGACGATCCGGAGTATGGTAAACCTACCGGACAAGCACTTCGTGCCAAAGAAATCAAAGAGCTTTATATGTGGTGGACTGTGACCTATCGTGCTCGTCCTGATCCTTATGATGCAAGTGGATGGACTGAATACTGCGAAAAGGCCCGGATACTTAACGATGGTAGACTGTTTGGCAGCAAGAAGACTCCCGAACTTGAAGAACTCAGTACACGATCACACGAACTGCTACAGAAAATTGAAACAGAATATGCTGCCGAAGATGAAGCCATGATGATCCGACTGATCAAAGCTAGAGATAGTCTATGGACTTAACTCCTCAAGTCCCTGCACAGGGAATTTTA